CTACAGATACTTCTATTGTATTAACCGATGGTTCGGAATTTCCTACCTCAGGATATATTGTCATTGAAGCAACTGACACAGATCAATCTTCATTACAGTATGGAAAAATTACTAGTGAAACTATTCAATATACAGGTCGAAGCACAAATACTTTAACAGGCTGTACTCGAGGAACGGCTGCTCCTTCTTATGGGGAAACACCAGTTTCTACAACAGCGGCAGCTCATACAGCAGGGGCTAAAATTTATGGCTCATATGAAATAACTAAGATTGACAGTACTATTCCTTATGCAGGTCAACCATCAACGTTAACTGTAAGTAATAGTTTTAGTTTTACTTTAGCGAATGCTGCAACTAGTATAGCAACAGGAGGAGGTTTTTTCGTTTTCGGCGGACCCGTAAACGATAGATCATAATGTTTAAATTTATTAAAAAATTATTTGGTAAAAAAGAAGTTCCAACAGTAGCGCCATCCAAACCAAAACCAACTCACTGCACTATTCATTCAAGATATATGAAGAGTTGCTCAAGCTGTAACACTATTGTACAGAGAGGGTATTTATAATTATGGCTGCATACACACTCTCGGCATTAGAAGCTGACATTAGAAGTTATTGTGAAGTAGACAGTAATGTTTTTACTGGTGCTATTCTAGGCACATTTATAGGAAATGTAGAAAATAGAATTTTATATGATCTCCCTATGGATTCTGATAGAAAAATGGCAACTGGAAATTTTGCTGTAGATAATAATACTATTAATAATCCAGCAGGCGCTCTCTTTGTAAGAGCGGTTGAAGTATTTGATTCTACCTCAGCGGTTACAGGAAATTCAGTTTTTTTACAGAAAAAAGATGTAACTTATTTAAGAGAATATGTAGCAAATTTAACGGGAAAATCAGGAGGTCTTACGGGCCAAGATGTTACGGGACAACCCAAGTATTATGCAATGTTTGGAGGAGCCACAGGATTAACTGATTCTACTTCAGGAGGGCTTCTTTTAGCTCCTACACCCGATACGACTTATGCTTTTAGAATATATTATAATGCACAACCTACGAGTCTAGTGACTAATACCTCTGGGACTTATATCAGCAGATACTTTGCGAGTGGCCTTTTATATGGCTGCTTAACAGAAGCTTTTGGATATTTAAAGGGACCTATGGATATGTTGACACTTTACGAAAACAAGTATAAACAAGAAGTACAGAAGTTTGCAGGAGCGCAACTTGGAAGAAGAAGACGAGACGATTACACTGATGGTACGGTTCGTATCCCAGTTAAATCACCGTCACCGTAATTAGGAGATAAACATGGCAATAACATCAGCAATTTGTAACAGTTTTAAACAAGAAATTTTAGAAGCTGAACATAATTTTACTGCATCTTCAGGTAATACTTTTAATTTGGCTCTATATGATAGTGATGCTGTTTTAAATAAATCTACAACCGCTTATACAACTTCAGAAGAACTAGCGACTACCGGTGGCTACACAGCAAAAGGAAATGCTTTAACAAGTGTAACTCCTACTTTAGATAGTGACACAGCAATTTGTGATTTTGCGGACACTAGCTGGACATCTGCTTCCTTCACTGCAAGAGGCTGTTTAATTTTTAATGATTCACACTCAAGTGACGCTTCGGTCTGTGCTATTGATTTTGGTGGAGACAAAACCGTTACTAGCGGAACTTTCACAGTAGAGTTTCCCGCAGCAGCCGCATCAACAGCAATCATACAGATAGCATAAGGAGTCCTTCCTTATGGCTAATCTCACATTAACAGTCGCAGTCACAACTGGCACTCAGTATATTACTGGTTCTACTGGTTCTATTTATACATTTGATGGTTCACAGCCCGCAAGTTTTACTTTTCCATGGGTTGAGGATGGAACAGTTCGTTTAGATCAGTCAGGCTCAAGTAATGATGGTCATCCTTTAATATTTTCTACTTCCAATAGCGAGACTCTTGGCACTATGCGAGCCGGAATTATTTCTTCCGGTGTTACTTATTATTTAGACGGATCGAGCAGTGAATCCGATTATACTAATACATCCACATTTAATGCAGCCACTACCCGTTACATAGAAATTACACCTTCTTCAGAAACCGATTTTTATTTTGCATGTTGGGTTCACGGAATTGGCATGGGAGGAATTGTTGATATCACGGAAACAGCGTGGGGAGCCATGTCTTGGGGACGAGGAACCTGGAATGAGCAAGAAAAACTTAATGAAGGTTGGGGACGTCTTGGCTGGGGCGACCAGTCTTGGGGTGGTTCACCATATGTCATTCTTACAGGTCTTTCAGCAACTACAACATTAGGATCTCCTACACCAGGATGGGGAGATGCTGCGTGGAATAATAGTAGCTTTAATGGTTGGGGTTATCCAATGATTCCTCAACAACAAATGGGACTGACTGGACAGTCAGCAACAACTTCTCTCGGCACACCTACAGTTACTCCGGAGACGATTGCATCGGTGACAGGAGTTTCTGCAACTACTGCCGATGGTTCATTGAATATAATAATTGGAGTTCCTTTAACCGGAGTTTCTGCAGATACTGATGTAGGATCTCTTACTATCACTTCAAATCCAACGGTTCAGCCTTCCGGAGTTTCAGCAACGTCCTCAGTTGGAGCTATTACTCCTCCAGAGCAAATGATGGGACTTACTGGACAGTCAGCTACTAGTGCTGTAGGAGCTATTACGCCTCCAGATCAAGTAATGGGACTTACTGGACAGTCAGCAACAATTACTTTAGGAATTGTTTCTCCTTTACATTATAAAGATGACACTATTACCGGGTCCACGTCCTATACAAGTGTTGACATAACTGGATCTACATCATATACAGTAGATACACACGCGGCTTAAGGAGAAAATATGGCATCGAATTACACAGGTTTAGGCGTTCAACTCATGACGACCGGCGAGAAGGCTGGTACGTGGGGAACTCTCACTAACACAAACTGGAATATCATGGAGCAGATTTCCGGTGGTTATATAGAACAAGATATAGCTGGTGGTGCTGGAACTACTACCTTATCTGTATCTGATGGATCGACAGGTGCAACTCTCGCACACAGAATTATAAAATTTACAGGATCAATTACAGGAAATAGAATTGTAACTATTCCACTTGACGTTCAAACTTTTTACATCATCACAAATGGAACGACTGATGGATCAGGAACTCCAACAGTCGAGTTTAAATATGTCACTGGTTCGGGTTCTAGTGTTACTTGGGCAGCTTCTGATAAAGGAACTAAAATTATTTACGCAGCAGCTGATGATGGTACTAATCCAAATATTGTTGACGTTGGAATGGGAGATGTAACTCTTACAGGTACAGAAACTTTAACAAACAAAACTTTAACTTCCCCAAAAATTGGAACTTCTATTTTAGATACTGGTGGAAATGAGTTAATGAAAATTACAGTTACTGGCTCGGCAGAAAATGAATTTACTATGGCGGCTGGAGCTAGTGGAGCTGGTCCAACTCTTTCATCTACAGGAAGTAGTGATACCAATATTGATATAAATCTCGTTCCTGCAGGAACTGGAAATGTTAATTTATCAGCAGATGCAGTTCAAATCGGTGATAATAATGCCAACGCAACGCTTACTACTCAAGGCACAGGAGATTTAATTTTAAATACCAATAACGGAACTAATGCTGGAAATATAACTTTACTAGACGGAGCAAACGGAGACATAGAATTTACCAACAACGGAACGGGTGTCGTTAAATTTAACGACGCGGCTTATTTTCCAGAAGCAACTTTAACATTTGATGCAACACAAGACTGGGACGTTCAAGCGGCTCCAGTTGCGAAAGTAACTTTAACCAATAACGTAGTTTTTGATGCACCATCAAATCCAACTACAGGACAATTCGTTTCCATTCTTTGTATTCAAGATGGAACAGGAAGTAGGACTATAGGGTGGAATGCAGTTTTTGAATTTGCAGCCGATACGGCGCCGACAGCGACAACAACAGCAGATCAGGCCGATTTATTTAGCTTCAGATATAACGGAACAAAATGGCTTTCCGTTGGAACAACCCTTGATTTAGCAGTAGCATAGGAATTTATGTACGCACTAATAGAAAATAACGAAATAAAAGAAGTATTTAGTAATATAAGAGCACTAAATATTAATGGTATTCAATATCCAAAAAACATTTTTACTGTGTGGAGTGAAGCTGAATTAAATAATGTGGGTTTATATACGGTGATATTTGATAATTCCAACAAGAAAGATGATTCATTCTATACCAATACCGATGTTTCCTATGCCTTCGCAGATGGAAAAGTTACAGCAAGCTATGAAACTGCAACAGCAAAAGAATTACTAGGATTAAAATCTCAAAAGAAAGCAGACACCAAACAACAGGCAAGTGAATTATTAACTCCGACAGATTGGTATGTTATCAAGGCAACTGAAGTGGAAAGCTATTCCGTTCCAGGAGCGATGACAACCTATCGCGCGGATGTAAGAACAGCATCAAACGACATGGAAACTAAAATAGATGCCTGTTCAACGGTTGATGAACTTGCGGCTTTATATGTTTATACAGACGGTTCAAGACCGCTAGGTGAATTTCCAGAGGTGGTTTAATGCCTCTACTCATCGTACCAGCAAATTCTGCAGTAGAATCAGGAAACGATAACGGAATATTTGGCTATGGTTGGATCACTCCTGCTTATCAGAGCATAAGTAATATAGTATCCAATCTGGGAGTCGTAGCAACGGACGTTACAGGAGTGGGAACTGCTAGATCGATCCTAGCAGGATGCGAATACGGCGGTGATAAAGGAATATTTGCTTATGGTGCAC